AGAACGAGCCTTGTATTTTTCTAAGATTGAATTCAAATCACTCATTCTGACTCTCCTTCCGATGTGAACATAGATGAACGAATCTCATCTTGTTTCTGTGACAACAGGTCTTGAACCTTGTCCTCAACCGCAGAAGCAAACGCGTTATATGCGGCAACTGGTTTTTCATCTGCAGAAGCAGAAATAAAGTCTGTAATTTTATCTTTCGTTGGCATAATAGTACTCCAAAAATTTATTGTAATGTTATTTATTCGATTCTGCTTTTTCCTGCCACTCATAGGAGGTTTTATCGTCGTCTATTGGGCCACCTTTAGCCCATGTACGACATGACCTAGCAGAATGACATTTAAAGTGATGCATCCAACAATAACCCAATTCGCCGTCACCGTCTGATGTAGGACCAGGTAAGCACTTTTTCATTCTTTCTGAAATATCAAATGCAACACAATTTCCACATTTAGATTTCTTTGCTGCCTCGAGTGTGGTATCCCAATAATCGGCGATATCTTTCCAGTAATCGCCCGGCTCATCAACATTAAGAGGACCATATTGAATGTGATCTGCTTTAATTGCATCATCACGATTTTTTGTATTCAACTTCAAATCAATCGCCGCTTTAGGGCAATCCATTTTTTGTTCTTCTATTATTTGTTTAAATTTTTTCATAAAGTTATTTATTCATCCTGATCGTTCTGTTGTTCACGATCTTCGTCAGATTCAGGTTCAGGCTCAGGTCTCTGCTCTGGTTCTGATTGTGGAGGTTCACCACCCCCCATAGGACCTGCAGTTGAAAGACCGAATTGTTCTTGTTCTTCAGGATCCAAGTAACGTGGATCTTTCTTTTCTGAATCAATTTGTTGATCAATTTCTTTCACATCAGTTTCAGTCTGTTGCAATACAAAACGACGAATGTATTCATGTGAATAGTATTTTCCAACATATTCATCCATATCACGCAATAAACCAAGACGATCTCGAAGCATTTCCATTTGCTTCATTTCAGAAAAATAGTTGTCAACCGCAAATGAAAAGTCAATTTGATATTGCCATTGTTTCCAGTCATCCGAAGTACAAACACCTTTCAGAATCAACTGACGTTCAAGCAATTTCAAAAACAATGATGAAAACTTATTACGAAGTCTCATAATGAATTTAGAGAATTTCACCTCATCACGTGTAATTTCTGTTGCACGACCAAGTGAGAATGTCTGTTCAGGTTGCAATCGTGTTGAAGGTACATTCAACGAACGATACAACAGGTTCTGGAAATACACAATATCATCAATCTCACCAAGGTTTTGACCACCTGGTAATGTTGTGATTTCAGTACCTCGCCCACCTTCACGGCGCGGCAACCAGAAATCCTCAAGCATTGTCATAAACTTACGATCATCTCGAATTTCACCAGTTTCAGAATCGTATACAACTTTGTTCTTAAACTTAGCCATAATATCACGAAGATACTGTTCAGCCTTCGCTTTAGGCAATCCACCAACATCAACATAAAAGATTCGACGTTCTGGTGCTCGTGAAATACGATAAATCACCATTGAGTCTTCCATGGATCTCAACTGATTCATTGGTCGAATTGCTTTATGCAAATATGAAAGAATCAAGTTGTTATCTGATCCTTGATAACCACTTGTACAATAGACAATTGAGTCTTTTGCAATCTTCAAACCTTGTTGACCTGCTGCACTTGTTGATGCACCAGCAATACTATAGTTTGAATATGAACCTGAGTTCTTCAGAAACCCTGTTTTGTTATAGACGTAATACTCTGCTTTGACACGTTCGACATTCACGCCTTCATTTGTTTTTTCTCGTTTGACCTCACGAACCTTTTTAATATTTCGTGGATCAACATATCTCAGTTCTTTAATACCTTCTTTTGGTTTATCTTCATCAATCATTACATGATAATACAAACGACCATCAATATACCACCGACGAAAGATTTCATAACTGAGATCAGTAAATTCAAGAAGATTTTTGATGTTTTCAAACTCTTCTTCGATTTTTGTTTTGATACTTTTTGGTGCATCTAAATCATCAAGCACCAATGCAACTGTTTCTTCTTGTGAATCTTCAACAATTGCCTCATTCACAATATCTTGAATTGCCAAATCAACAATTGGATCCAAAGCAAGTGCTCGATATTTTGTAACAAGCTCTGCCTCGGTACGTAGTGTACCATCAAGGTCAATATAGGTACCAGTGACACCACCCTCTGATACTACAAGTGAACCGTCATCATTTGATGGCGGTGCAAAGGAAACTCTTTTCTTTGCTTCCTTTTCTTCGGTGTCCTTACGCTTGATCTCAAATCCAAAAATATCAAGTGCCATTATATTCTCCTATGCTTCAACAAGATCATAACCAAGTTCGCGGTAAGTTTTTCCCTTTTGTAGGTTATATTTATTAGTTTTTTTCACAACCTTATCACCGGACTTACACATGCTAATCAACGATGATACTGGAATTTCAAAAGGACATTCTTTTTGGGCAGTGCTTGATGAATCAAAGATACCCCATGGTGTTTTATAATAGAAACCAGCGAAATTATTATTGTTTTTACCGGTCTGATTGACATGAGGTCTTTTACCTCTCATCTTTTCTTTAGTCTCTTCACTTCTCGGGTATGAGGTTAACAGACCAACATTTTCTTTGAATGTTTTTCTTGCTTGTTCATATTGCCTAGATGATACGTTGACAAATTTTCTTGGATTTGCAAGTCTCCAAAGAGCCCAAGACATTTTGCTCTTTTCTTTACCTACTGTCATTTTGACCAACAGTCTATGACAAATAAAATGTTCTCTCGCGGAAAGTTTCACAATATTTGTTTCATCATCTCTACCACCGAAACACTTTGGTACTATGTGATGTTTTTCAAAGTACATTGATTCATCAATAGGATTTTGTTTCCTATTTTTAATGATAGAAAAGTAGTACTTAGTGTACTTATTATCTAAAAACAATTTCATAATACTCCAAAAGACGGGGGGCGAACCCCCCGTGTACATAACTCTATTAGGAACCTTCGTTCATAAAATCGAATGCCCATGTTACTTCATAGGTACCGATTTCAGTAGAATCCCAGGTCAATTCAATAGTACCAACTTCTTGAGGCCAAAGACCAACAAGATTATAACGGCGTACAACAGTACCGTTTTTGCTATAAAGAAGAACCTGTGCATCTTCCTTATATTCTTCGTTGAACTCTTCACGAATATTTGAATCGCCCTGGTTGATTGCCATACTCCATCTTTCGAGTTCATCACGAACACCGAAATCTTCCTCGACCATAACTGTTGTTGACCATTCTGCATAGGTACGATTACCCGCAATTTTGATCTGACGACCAAAGTATGGAACAATGATCTGTTCAACTGTCATGGCCGGAACGTTGGATGTCTGTGCGAGAAAATTGAACTCCTGCCCCAACCGGCCTGGAATCTGGACCTCGAACAGACTCGGACGATAACCACCTCGTGGTAATCCTCTTGCCTTAAAATCTGTTACGCTAAAAGCCATTTTGATCTCCTGTTGTTATATGTAACTATTTATTAAAATTGGCCAATGACTTCGGAGAATTCAACACCACTGCGAACCGCAACAAAGTTCAAACGAATGAAGTTAATTGCCCGTGTAGGTTTGACGTAAATATCTCCAACGAATTCACCTTGATTAATGACTTCGCCCGTATTATTTGTCTCGTCACAAATCACCGCGAAATCAGAAATACCACGTCGGCCTTGAACCTCACGCAAGAATGGTGTGACTAGATTGACAAAAGAGGACCGTGTAAACTCATCATTGAATTCAAAGAGAGTTGATTGTGAGGCCCGTGCAATTGCTTTCTCAAGAACAATAAACAAGCGACGAACATTAATCCGATCAAAGGCTGATGGTTTGGACAACAGTGTTTTGTCACCAAACATGATAATACCCTGACCTGGGAAGTTAACAACTGGATTAATGCCATTACTGTAAAGTACATCACGCTCTGCTTGTTTTGGATTCCAAGCCAATTTTACAATGTTACGAATTTGGCCTCGGTTGAAACCAGCCGGTGAGAACCAAGCATCACGTTCGTCATCAGTGCGAGCACAAAGACCTGCAATATCACCATTCAGTGGAATCCAGCGATAGATGTCATTGTACTTGTCATACATGTATTTATAGCCAGAATCCATGACAGCGTATGAAGTCGAGCGCAATTCATCACGGAATTCAACAACATCATCTTGAATGTCGAGAGCGTTATTCACCACATCTTCGCGAGGAGGTGAAATCAACACAATACAATCTTTGCGGAATTCAGCAACATTGTCGATGATGTAATTAGCAACTTGTTCACCGTAGTTACCACCGCGAGCCTTACCAGCAAGAATCAATGGAATATCAAAGTCCTCAGGGGATTTGAATTGATTATACGCCAGCATGACAGACGAAGGTGGGATTGCATCTTCAGCAGATGTATCAGCACCTTGATCAAACGACACTTCAAATGGAAGATCATTTGATGAACTCTCCAACAGTTGTGCGGTTGCAGATTCAGCACCTGCCCGATCATTTGCAAACCAGACAAAACTAGAACCAGAATTAATCACGTCGGCATAGTAGTTGCTACCGCCATCTTCGTTTTTAGCATCTGTTGCTCTTGAAAGCGCTTCAAACACCTCGAGAATTGTACCAGGTACGCCTGTAATTTTGCCATCTTCGTCTGAAACAACTACGTGCAATTCATCCTGTGCAGATGTATTACCTTGTTCAGACTGATATGTTGATTGACCTGGCGCCAAATCAACAAGATTCGCATGCTTCCACCGACGTTCAATTGAAGATGAAGAAACATTTGCAGCAAGTGTCAGACGATCTTCAAAACTGATAATGAATACTGATTCACCATCTGGACTACCTGGCACCTGAGCAGGTGATGTAACGTTAGTCACTTCAAGAAATTGATAACCAATTGAAGAGTTACCAGCACGAACGACGTCACCTTCTTGAAGTGAATTGACAGCAGAGTTTGCAGCTTCAAGTGACACATCAGCGTTTGCAGCATCATGTGAGATGCTTACAGTTGCCGTATTCGAACCAACCAAAAATGAGATCGATTCATCAATTGTATTGGCTTCCAATGCAGTCAAGTCAATGATTTGTTGAAATGCATCTGCACTGTCACAAACAGAAATTTTCAGTGAGTTGCCAAGTTCACCTGGATATTTTGCAACCCACTCAATTCCCGATGGGAAAGAAGCAATTGTATCATAATAATCTTCGTTTTTTACCACTGATTGATCGAGTTCAGTATTACTAACAGACTGAGTACTAGCAACAGCATTATATGACCGGCCTTCCTCATAGGCACGACTCACATACAAACTGTTAGAATATGCAAGAAAACTTGCTGCTGTAAAAAATGTTTCGGCGTTATCAGAGGTTGGTCGACCATATTTTGCGACCAACTCGTCCTCAGTTGTAACCAAAGTTGCTTTTTCAACCGGACCCCAACGGAAAACACCACCGATAGCTGCATCAGTGGTCGAGACCGAGGGAATAACAGTTGTCAAATCAATTTCTTGTACCTGAACGCCTGGGCTTAATTGAAAAGACATATTTTTATCTCCCGTGAATGATTTACCATATATTACAATTCAATATGGTTATTTATAAATTTGCTGTTTTTATCAATGGGGATCATCAAATAGAAAGGAATCACCTTTTGAAGATCGGATGGTAGTTTCATCCTCATAATGATCATGGCCCGTATCTAGGATACCAAAGGGAGTCAATTGTTCCATGATTTGATCTTCATTGTAATCACGAAGTCCTGCTATGGTATTTATATCTGTCAAATCTTTAAAAAATGTCTGATTCGATACCCAAGCAAATAATACTAAACACATTACCAAATCATCATGGCAACCGGGTTCAGCCTCCCAACTATTTCCTTTCTTACTAAATGTTGATAATTCTTTGACGGTATCAAAATCATGAAGTATTAACTGATTCTGTTCAATCAAGAGTTTTAATACTGAACAACCATTTGCTTTGACTGTTTT